CTCTTCATAATCATTTCAGGACTGTTCCATGCTTTTTCTACTGCTATAAAATATTGTCTTGCCTGCTTACTAAGTTTTTTAGTTTCTTCATTTGTTCTTGGAGCTACTCCTGCTATCATGCAAATTTCTTTTGCAACATCTAATGTCAAAATATATTCAATCTTAGTACCGCCGCCATTATTTGCACTCGTCTTTAAAAGCGTGTGCGTTTTATCTTTTTCTGAACCAACTGCTTCAAGTTGATTTTTAATCCAGTGTGAAAAATCTTGTTGAACTTTTAAAAATTCGTGTAAATCTCTTCCATTAACTATTACTTCACCAGTTTCATTTTCTTTTAATGGTATAAGTTGTTGATTCTTAAAAATCTGTAAATTATTCATTTAATCACTCCTTTTAATTTAGTTTTTTAGCTTGTGTCCTTCTTGGTACTCTTCCATACTAACCCTCCTAAAATAAATTCATGTCCACATCTAGCACTTTAGAAATGTCTTTAATTACCTTTAGACTTCCTACCCTCTGCCCTGCTTCCAAGTATCGGTAATGTCTTTCGCTAATGCCTACCTTGTTGGCTATTTCCTTCTGTGTATATCCTTTATTTTGTCTAGCTTGTTTAAGAAAATCCCTCATTTTAACCTCCTATTCTGAACTCTTTGTTCTTGTTAATTCTATTATATACCTGTATTTCTAGAATAGCAAGTATTTAAGCAAATATTTCTAAATATATTTCTGCTATTTCCTTATAGGTCAAGTTACGCATATACATAGTTTTAGATTTAGGCTATCCATCCCACACCTGAAGGAGTGGGCTTTTCGCACTTCCTTGTAATCTGCTAAAATTGTCAATACCAAATTTAATCTTCATCATCTTCAAGTTCTGCATATTTAGCGTCCCTATCCGTAACTTTCTTTTCTCTGTCCCTGACAATCTTCAAGGCTTCCTGAGCAATCCAGCTACACAATGCTCCTACGGTTATTGAAGGATATTTGCTGTTCTTCCACCTCTTGTCATATTCTTCTACAGCAACAGATATAATCTTCTTAATCTGTTCATCCTCATAAGTTGCAAGTAGTGTCTTTTTAATCATTGAACAATCTCTACGGTAGTTCGGTTTATATGGTATTTTGTAAATTTCTTCATATTTAGCTTGAAAGAGTTTCAACACCGCCGGAGCTGTCAACCTTTCTTCAATATCACTTTCAGTTTCAACATCCCCTAATAGTGGAAATTTGTACTTTGAGTATTTTTTCGAGCCTTTTCCAACAAACTTTCTTTTCATTAACACCCTACCATCAATTTTCTTTCTTATGATAGAATTAACAGCTAGAGATACCGTAGAACTCGCCAGATTCGTCATAGTAGCAATTCTTTCTTGTACAGGAGTACATTCCCCTTCTTCGTTCATATAAGACGCTATAGCGAGCAATACCTTTACCTCGTTGCCTGTCAAATCCTGTAGAATACCTTTCCTAATCAGTTCAACATTCAAATTAATATAAACAGAAACCCCACCATTTTCTTTAGTCTTTTTAACTAAACCTAACAATACATTATCAAACATTTTTGTATTCCTCCTATTTCTTTAATTTGTCTTTCATAAGAAATGTAGATAGAAGGATTGCTTTGTGACATTTTTTATTACTTTTTAAATTCAAATACAAACTAACTATAAAAGATCTTAAAGGTTATATACTGTTTATATATAGTTACATGCTGGATTGACTAAGTGAAATGTGTTATAGACGTTGATATGACTGTAATTGCTCTTTCTCCAAAAAATAAAAAAAAAGAAGCAGATTTTTCCTGCTTCCCTGATGTTATTATCACTATTTTTTCCTATAAATAATAAAGCCTTTCATTTTAAGCTCTTTATTGTCAATCGGATTCCATATAAATTTAGCTCCTAGCTTGTCCACCATGTCATTATAAAACTTCATCTTACTACGAATAAGACATCTAGCCACCTCTATAAAGTTCTCTTTAAGTTCCTTCTGTATGTTCTCTAGTGCTTCTATAGCTCGTGGATTGCTTATACCTTCAAAACCTAATCGCTGTTCTGCTGTATAAGGTATTATATATTTTACGGGTACTCTCCATACTTCTTTTTGTAACTTTTGTATTGTACAGCGTTTAAACTCTTTTCTTTCCTGCACAAGCACATAGTATTCTTGGTCTTTATATTTTATTACATTCTTTTCCTTTGTACTAATACACTCCCATAGTGGAGCATTTATTACATATGCTAAAATCTGCTTTTTAGTAATTGCCAATTTATTTCAGCTCCTTCTTTAGTTTATCAAATTGAAAAATTAATATATGTATAAACTTTGAAGGTTATAGTCTTTACAAAAGCGTGTGTATCTTCAATAAGTCTATGTATCTTTAATGTGCGTTTGTTACAATCTATATGTATTACCTGTGACAAAAAAGGAAAAAAGGAAGTACATTAAAATAGATATATAATTAAGTAGGAAAAATAATTTATATAGTGTAAAAAAAAATAAGACAGCTAGAAGTTTTTAAACTTCCAACTGCCTATGATTTATTTAAATAATGCTTTCCAAGTTGCTTGTCCTACTATTCCGTCCACTGACAAGCCATGACTTCTCTGATATGTCTTTGTAGCTTGTACAGTTTGATTCCCGAAAACTCCATCTATTCCTATTTGATAAAGGTATTGAAGGTAGCGAGTTGTATATCCTCTATTACCATATTTGCAAGTTGGAAAAGACAAAATTTCATTTAGAGCTGATACTGTTTTAGTGCCTGCGATTCCATCTGTAGCCAGTCCTTCAATTTTCTGAAATTCTGTTATAGCCTGAGTTGTTTGAGATCCCTGTATTCCATCTTCAGCAAGTCCAAAATTCATAACTCTATTGAGATTGTGCTGAATTTGCTTTATTTCGTTGTCTACAGGAGTTACAGAAGTTTCAGGAGCAGGCAAATACCCTCCAAAGATTGTACTATTGAAGTAATCCTTGTCTGCATAACCTTGTACGCCATTTACATAACCCGTACCTGTATACTGCCAGCTAACTCTTTCTGGAAATTGATCTGGTTGTCGGCCATAACTAGCCATCCACAGAGGTACATTAGGAATGTTCCCTTGCAGATTTTCATAATAAAAGCTATTGTTTGTATAGACACCGATCTTATATCCTTGACTCTGAACATATCTTATAAATTGATTCGTGAAATTAATTGCTTCCGACCTTGTCCACTGTCTACCAATATAAGGCTGTTCTATATCTAGCCAGAGGACTGTATCATTTTGAAGTCCTTTGATTCTGCTCAAGAAATGTTGAGCCTGTGTGATAGGTTGTCCATTGTTTGAAGCGAAGTGGTAATAGCCAATCTTAAAGCCATACTTAGGTGCTGTTGAAGCTCTGTAATATAGAAGCTTATCGTTATAGCTATTACCTTCGGAAGCTTTCTGGATTATGACAGATACTCCGGCGTTTCTAAGTGCTTGATAGTCTGTTATATTGCTATACTCATACACGTCGATACCATTATAAATAGTTTCAGCATTAACATTTTGGGGGATAAAAAAAGCACTGATTACAAAAGCTATAATCAATGCTAACGCCCCACTATACCTGCGTTTCATATAAACCTCCTTTTATTTCGATTTCTTTTTCTTCTTTTTCTTACTTTTGCCTGCTTTACTTAAAGCAATTGCCACAGCTTGTTTTTGTGACTTCCCATTTGAGCTAATTGTCTTTTGGGATTTCCCCTTCTTTAATGGCAACTCAATTTACCTCCTTAATTCTTTGATTGTGGTTCAGTGCTTACAGATGTGCTTGTATTTTCTGCAACAGCTTGTCCGGTCTTAACTCCACCCAAAGCTGTTGATTTACCGAAGTAAAATGATATGACAGAAGTAACAGTATATTCCACAAGCTTACTGTCAACCTTTCCCATTATTGCAAGAATTATAAATAGTAATGTAATAGACAGAGCAATTATTTTTCTAACTCCTATCAGAGATTGTAATTTTTCCTTCATTATTATATCCCCCCTCTATTTCTATAATTTTCGATCTTAGATTGAGTACCTCATTTTTTAATTTCTGGTTTTCGTCCTGCAAAATTGTTATATCTTTCTTTAGTCCATCTACCTCAGATTGGTAAGTTTTCATTAAAAGTTTCGTCTGACTATCCATAAAATCTTCTCGCTTAACCGCTCTATCCTTGTCAGCATTTATTACAGCAACTTTGTAGGTAATACAGCCAGTTAAGAGAGAAGAAACTACAGTAGCAATTACTGTAATTAAACTTCCCTCGATTATCATTCTACCTCCTTATTTTGCTATTTCTTTTTCTAGCTCTGCCTTAAATTCCTGACAAGCTGTTTCAACTTGCGGATTTAATTCAGCTTTTACTCTTTCATAAGGCTGTCCACAGACAAACAAAGATATAACTCCATTCTCAACTGTTGCCTGCAAACTGCATAAAGCCTTTTGATTCGTTATTATGTCAGATACCTCAAAATTATAATTATATTCTACTTTCTTTGTTATATCCATTTATATCACTATCCCTTCTTTCCTTCCTTACCAGTTAGCAATAACTACAACACAAACATCAATATTTCTAGCAGGTTGAACAGATTGAGTTATATTTCTAAGTCTCAAGTCAATTGAATATAATCGTGAAGCATTATAAGCCCAATTAACAACCATTGGAAGCATTTCATGTGCAACTGAGAAAGCCATCACAGCACCAACACCAGAAGCATTTTTTTCCCACCATTCATTAAGCACAAGGCCATTAAATACAGCATATTCGCCAACTGCCACAGAACTTGCAATATTCAGTCTATACCACTGTGTTATAATTTTTCCATCAACAGCAAGACCTTGACTTTCATTTGAACTATGCCATGCTGTTCCTAAAGGATCTAATTTATAATTACCTAGATAAACCCTAGCCGGATATTCCCAAGCGTTCATACTTTTAGTCTGAATATCATCTTGGAAAAAGGTTAAATGTCCATTATCAAGTTCTATCCTATCTGCACTACCTGCTGTAAGTTTACCCTTCATTACCAAGTTTCCATCACTGTCTGCGGAGAAAACTGAATCACTGTTGTCATTGTTGATAGTCAAACCATTATCATCAATAACAACTCTATCTGAAATTCCGTTAAAACCTATTTTTACATTCTCAGATGTTTGAGCAATTTGTGTAGATTGTACGATTCTATCTTGTGGAGCAATATCAAACTCTGTAGCTTTTGTGCCTATTTCAAGTTTAGGTTCTTTTATATAAAGATAAGAGCCATCATTCGTATTGTTTGTAATTCCAATAGATATGGCAAGAGTTTTAGTATTTTGAGTAGTGAAAGTATATGTGATTTTTCTCCAATCTGTATTTTGAACAGATTCACTGTAAAACAAATTACTCCAATTATCACTCTGATTACCACTAACATAGAATTTACTGGCGGAAGTAGAATTACCTGCCATTATCTTACAGCTAAAGGTATATTGAGTTAAGGGTGAAATTGGAATATTTTGAGTAGTATGTGCTACGTATTTATGTCCAGTGCCATCATTTAAAAAGGCAAGTAAACGACCTGTTATTGAAGCCACTCCGACTTGACTATTCCACCAACTTTCGTCAAAATCATCTGCTCTCTGTAATAAATTTACTCCACCAATCTGCACACCATCTATTGCGGAAGCTACATCTGCCGGACTTGCTTTGCTGTCTAAATCTGCATTATACTCGGTACTGCTTCTAACGGTACTAACAATTTCAGCAGGAGTTATTTTCAGTTCTGCTTCCGATACTCTGGTTGTTAAGGCTGTAATTTCTTCCTTTGTATCAAGAGGAGAAACATTGAATGTGGTAGCTCTCGTACCTTCTTCCAACTGTATTTCATCTACATATATATAACCACCTGAGACATTTTGATATACATATAACTGGAAATAAACTTGATCTGTGTTTGAAGGTAGTGTAAAAGTTATTTTAAGTTTTTCCCAAGTATCTGTAGTGGTAGCAGAAGCACCTGTAACAGCAGAAGATGAACCAGATGAAAGATGATATAAAATTCGAGGTATAACAACACTAGGACTGATTCCTGTAGATGAAGGAATGTAAGTCTGTAATGAGATTGTGTAAGATTTTCCTGCTGTAAGTCCATTTAAAGTTGAAGCGTCACCTAACATAAATTCCCTATCTGATACACTGGCAGATGTATTTGTCAGCTTTAAGGAAGAATCACCAGAAAGTTTTTGATCCATACTCAATGTTGCTGTCAAGGCTACAAGTCTATAGGAGTTATTTAATGTAGGAATTTCATCTTCACAATCACCATGTCGAATAATGTTTACTCCGCCAACCTGCACACCTTCCACTGCTTCTGTTATGTCCTCTGGATCTGCTTTACCATTTGCTGTAGACAATGCTGAATTTGCTGTAGATACTGCTGTTTGAGCGTTTCCATTAGCACCAGAAGCTAAAGTTTCTACACTTTCCAAATCCGTCTGTGAAGCTTTTAGTGCAATTTGCCCGTCTCTAGCTGTCAACTCCTGTGATACCCAACTTACATCTGCTTTGCCGTCAACACTTCCTAAAATGTCTTGAACATCTTGAGCTAATTTCTCCTGATTAATTCCGCCAATTTCTAATCTATCCGCAGACAAAGTTCCTGCATTTATATAATCAGCATTTACAGATTGTCCGTTTATGAAAGCCCCAACATTCCACTCATTATTTTCAGAATCCCAGTTAGCAATTCCCAGCATACCACCTTTGAGAATTACTGCTTTTGTAGGAGGATTATCAGGATCATTATTAGGCTTGTCATAAACCCAAATTCCATCTTCTTCCTCAATGTAAACGTAACTAGAACCTGATTCAAAATTAGCATTATTTACAGCTTTTATCATGTCATAAGAGCCAGTACCAATTCTATCATCTGGATTTTTGATATACTTTGAAGGTGTACTTCCGAGATTCATCATAAAGCCTGTTAGTGCAGTAGAGCCAGTTACATTGTCCTTAACATACTCAAAGTCAATACTTGTTATTGTTTGCATATCAGCTTCTTTGACAATAGGAGTAGTGAATGAGAATCTTTGCCAATCTGTTGTGAGTGGACTGAATGTAGGACTTTGAATTTCCTTTGTCATGGCCGTACCTGTATCAGTTTCAATATAGTTTATGTGAATGTTGAAATGTCCAGTGTTTTCTGCTGTATCACTTTTAGCAAATACAGATAAGGTGATGTCATAACCTATAAACTTTTCGATACCTACTATATATTGTTTTACAGAAGCATTATTTGTCAGCTTAACACCTGTAGTAAAGTAAGGAATACCTGTAACAAGAGCTATCTCCGTTGTACCTGTAAATGTCCAATACCTAGTACCATTATTTACCTCTGAATTTCGCACCCAGTTATAATTTATAGGAACACTAGGATCTCCTATATTCTCTTTTAACTCAATGACACCATCACCTAAGACAGTTACATTATTTTCAAGCCTTGCTAATCCGGTAGTAATGTTCATGACATTTGTTTCACTAGATAGACCGGATAGACTGCTTGTAGTCTGCACAATAGATCCTACAAAGTTTCCAAGTTCAATTTCTGTAGAACCTACATTTAGCAAATCAACATCTCTTGATATTACATGAGTTTTTACCATCATATTATATAGGAAGGATCTGTCTACAACATTTATAATATCTCCAAGACATACTCTCATGTCCAAGACATCAACATCATATCCAGATAAAGCATATAAATCTAAAACTGTTAGCTTGTAATTAACTTTTGGAGTATTTACAGTCTGTAGCTGATTCCATGCTTCCTTAATAAGTACATTAGGATCTGTTACATCTGTATTGCTGTAATACACGTATCTCGGCCTTTTATTACCAGTACCATCACCGAATCCCCATAAAGCTGTAGCGTCAGTATCTTCAAGTATTGCACTTCCAGCAGGTTTATTCGCAGGATTGGTAGGTTTTGTCCAGACAACATTTGATATATTAACAAAGTTTCCGTCTGTTTCTTTTCCGTAAGGTACAATAGCTGTCTTTACATTCGTGCTGTCTATTGTCCTTTCAATCTCGGATATATTGACATTATAATCAAAGGTAACTCCTCTATCCTCACCTAACTCTGCTTTCATAGTCAAATAACGGTGCTGAATCTTCATATCAAAATACTGGAACTCAAACTCTAAATGAAGTCCAAAAACAGAAGCTACAATTTGTAAAGCTTCCAGAGAAGTTTTAAACTGTGTTTCTTCAGGAAAAGGAGTAGTAATTGTAGGATTGTCAAGTGGTTTTGTAGGGTTTACTTCCCATCTAGTATTACTCAATATTTCGTCTACCATAAAAGCTACAGTATTCGTCTTTCCCTTTTGCTCCCTATAATAAATTGTGTCAATAAGCTCCTGAGAGTAATCTTCGCAGTGAACAGTCATAGACTTTTGCGGAGCTGTATCAATAATTTTAACTTCTTTTATAACAAAAAATCTCCATGCTCCAAGTAATACACTTTCATCAAAAAAGCCTATAATGTTTTCTTCTCTAACATATATTGCTGTATCTATTGTCACAGGTACTTCTAAATCCAGTGTTGACAATCCATCCAATTCTTCATGAAACTTAGCTGAATTAACTGTAGCCTTGTCATACCCATTGTCTGTTAGCATTATTTCTGCTTCTTCATCTCTATTTAAAACGACAAAATCCATAAAATTCCTCCTCTCCTTTTAGAAATAATATTCTGTAGTTGCTATTGTAAGCTCACAGTTCGGATCAAAGTTCCATGTTATATGAAACGTTCCTTGATGTGGAAAGTTTATCCATTCTGAATAATTCACAAGAACTTTCTGCATATTTGTTATTCCAGTAGATACAATTCTCCTAGTTTCACAATCTATAGTAGTTTCTGTATAATTCATAAAGTCTGTAATTTTTAATCTATCTCCTGTTTCTGTCACCGTCATTGTCCAATCATCTTCAGGAACTACATTATAATGTGGTTTATAAAAAATATAGGCTGAAGATGGTGCTGTACCATTATAAACTAGCGTTGCTGTTTGATTTTCCAAGTCTACCGTAGCTTGATTGCCATGAATAGTTCCTCTACCTACACCAGCAGGTACTAAAAAGCTTATCTCTCCTTCACCTGCTACAATTAAGTCTGAGATATCAACCCCATCATTTACCACAGCGTCATATACAACATTAGGATCATCCATGAATTGTAGAACTGAAGTTTTCCAGTTATTACCTCTTAACCAGTTAGCAAGTGTCCTCAACATACTAGGAATTGTATCTCCTGTGGTACGAGGAATGATTTTTACTTTTAATTTTATTGTTTTAGAACCGATTGTCAGTCCAGAAAGAATCCCACCAACACCGCCAGTTTTACTGACAATGTTAGTAGAAACTTCTCCAAGAGCAGGAAGGTCAACAGCCTGTACAACAACAAAACTAGGTATTGAAACATTATTAAATTTTACATCAAACATTAAAATCTACTCCTCCCTCTTGCTCTGTTTTCTCTCTGCTGAAGTCTGTAAAGTTCCTGTCCTATTTTCTTTACATCTGCTTCCTCTCTAACAACCAAATTAGCTACATTTATTTCCACAGATGAATTTGAATCCTGTTTTAAGTTATCTGGTATAGAAGCCATTATATTTGTTCCTAATTGTCCAAGCACTTTCTTATTCAGAGGTAAAGCCATTTCTTTTCCTGCTTCACCAACTCCGATTACAGTAGGACTATTGAATATACCACCTTTTGCATACCAGTCAATATTAAAATGAGGAACTGAAATATCAGGAGGTGTCAGATCCCAAGATCCTGAAATAGATAAATGAGGAAGTTTAAACCAACTTTTAAAAGAGTTCCAAGCCGATTTCAGTCCACCGATAAAATTGCTCCACATACCTCTTATGCCGGCCAAAGCAGAACTCCAAGCTCCACTTACGGTACTCCAAACACTTTTTATATCATTAATGAAAGGAACTCCTACAGCGTTCCAGATACTCACAAGTCCTTGTACAAAGCCTTGCCAAATACTTTTTAATGTCTGGACAACAGCACTAAAAGCACTTTTTACACCGTTCCAAGCAGATATAAAAGCATTTACAACAGGTACAATGTAAGAGTTATAAAAAGACTGAAAAGCCTGACAAAGCCCTGCCCACAAAGCTTGTATATAAGTTATTGCAGGTTGAGCATAATTTGTACATAACATGATAAAGAATTGTCCCACAGCACTAATGGCCGATCCTATTGCCTGACCTACAGGAGCTATAACACTGCTGTAAAACCAATTCCATTGAGTAGCTAACCAATTAATCGCAGTACCTATTACCTGCTGAAATACCCACGCTACAAGCTGTCCCAAAGCTACGAAGAATCCTCCAATAAACTGTCCTATAGGTGATATAATGTCATTCCAAAGGTAAAGGAAAGGTTGTGCGATTGCCATAATTACCTGTGCTACCATGCTCGCAAAAGACATTATTCCTGCACCTATTGTACTGAATAAACTAGCAAAAAATTGTCCAATAGGAGCTATATATGTTTGAAAGATTCCTACGATTCCTGCCCATAATCCTGCAAAGAATCCTGAAATACCTCCCCAAATAGTAGAAGCTACACCAGATATTCCTGCCCAAACACCAGCTAAGAAAGTCCCTATACCATTCCAAACTTCTATTGTTTTCTTTTTTACAGCGTCCCAGTGCTTATAAACTTCATAAGCGACAAGAGCTACAATATCAACTAGAGCAAGAATAGCAATACCTACAGGGCCGAGTGCTGTACCAATTGACATAACAAGTCCACCGATACCTTTTGCCATGTTAGGAATTGTTTTAGTAAAGAACTTTGAGAATCCACCCCAAGCCTTTGTCATGTCAGCAGAACGTTTCTTGAAGTCAGTCATCCAACCGATAGCACCTACAATATTCTTCATAAGTTTTGTAAGTCTACCTACAGAAGATATGATGATACCTAAATACATAGTCACAAAAGGAGCTACAATTAAGAACTCTGCTACATGAGCTAAAGTCTTAATCTGTTCAGGACTAAGTTTTTGTAGCCTTGCTATAAGAGATTTAATCTTGTCTAGGAAGTCTTGAATCTCTGGCTGTAATACTGAAAAACCTTTGTAGGCTAATTCTTGAAGCTGGCCTTTTATATTCTGCATTTGAGCCTGAAACTGATCCGATTCTCTGGAAGCCTGTCCCTGAGCGTCCGCTGATTGCTTTATTGCTAGGTTATACAATACCCACATTTTCTTAGCACTGTCCAAATCTGCATATTGACCTTTTAAACCTTCTCGTAACATTTCACCTTTTATAGTAGCTTCTCCGAACGCTAGTCCGAGCTTGTCAACAGCTTCAAAATTTCCCATTAGAGCGGATTTCATCCTGTCTGTAGCTTCTGTAGGATCAACGTCATAGAACGCCGCCAAATCGTCAGTCAGAGTAACCATTTTCTTTGAAAAGTCTAATGCAGTAGTACCAGTCATTCCCATAGCTTTTCCGTATTGATTAAAGCTTAATAACTGCTGTCTTACCTGTGTATCGGTGTATCCTATGGCCTTTGCTGTAGTACCTGCCCACTTCGTAGCTGAACTTGCTAAACCTTTGAATGACTGCTTATATGTTGCTTCAAAAGCCTGCAAGTTTGCTCCGGCTTCAATCATTTTTTTTCCGATTCCAGCCAAAGGTAAAGATAAACCTGCTGTCAACTTAGAACCTGCTGAATATAAATTATCTCCGAAGTCCTGAATACTTTGTCCAATTTTACCGAAGCCTTTAGCTGAGTTCTGTATATTTTTACTCATTTTGCTCATTGTATCTGATAGAGCATGTAAAGCTTGCATAGCCTGCGAGGTATCTGCTGTGACTTTTATATTAGGATTATCCGCCAATTAATTTCCTCCTTTCGATAAAAATAAGGAGAAGCCTGTAAAACAATTTACAAACCTCCCATTTTTCTATAAATTAAACCGCTTTTTCAGCTTCTCTCTTTCTTTATCAACACTGCCTTTATTTAATTTGCGAGAATGTTTTTCACTCTCTACAGGCTTGTATAATCTTTCCGGTTTAATAGGGTGTTTGAAATGTCCAGTAGCGTTCATAAGATAGGCTGTTTGCCATGATAACATTCTCATATCAATATCTCGCTCATGAGCTTCTTTATCAATTTCAGCCTTTATTAATCTGCTAATAACACTCAAATCTATATCCATCATGTAATCAAAATCTAACCGACAGTAAGCTAGTCCATACATGTAAATTTCATCCCAAGTTAAACCGCTGATTAGTTTAAACCTTGCATAGCTTCTTCCAATTTTTTATTGACTTCTTTCATATTACTCATTTCGACAAATTCTCCAACTTGTTCTTCAGTTAAATCTTTGTCCTCCCATTTAAGCCCTGCGAATAACAAAGCCCTGAGAACTTTTAATGACATAGCTTTTTCATCTGAAAACTCTGCCATCTTCTTTCCTGTCAAATCTTCAACAAGAATTAATGAGTTAAGATTAAATCTTAAATGTCTTTCCTTATCTAAATTTATTGTTACTATTTTTGAAGGTTTTGCCATTAATTAACACTCCTTTTCCCTTTTAAAAATTTATAGACGATTGTTTCTAGCACAACCGCCAAAGCCGATTATTTTCTATATTAAGGTGTAACTGCTCCTACAGTTCTAACCAATGGTGAAGCTCCCTGCAAACTCATACTTATGCTTACAGCGTCATCTTGTGGGTAATCTTCAGGAAAATCTGTGATAACCGCTGAACCTGTATAGGTGTAGCCTGTTGCTTCTGAATCTCCACCAACTCTGATTTCTACTTCTACAGGAGTTCTAGCGTCAAAAGCTGTAAAAAGAGCTTCTAAAGCTGTATCTCCAAGACTTACAAACATATCGCAGTCAATAGACCATGACTTTACACCTGCCATACTTTCTGCCCAGCCATTGGAGTTTTTGTCGGTAGTATCTATTGTATTTGCAGAACGATTCAGAGTAGCACCAGTTTGTCCACCTAAAGCTGTTGACGTTCCTCCTGATACAATTTTAAGAAGCACATCAACGCCTGCTACCTTTGCCATTTAATCTCCTCCTTTAAATAAAAATGACCTTTGGTTACTCAACCAAAAGCCTAAAATCTGTGGTATATATATAAAAGTTATCTTCGTCCTGTCCGTTATAAAACGGATTGGAATTTTGAGCTTGAATCAAGATAACCCGATTTCCGTCACTTGTTATATTTGTTTTGTTATGGAGTTCAGTAATAAAAGTATTAGCGAGTTCTTCTGCTGTAGAAGGGTGTTTACTTCTAGTCATAATCTGTATATTTATTTCTTGCAAATCATCTGTTTTACTTTTACCTCTGGAATCTCCGTTCACAACATCAACAACTGCTTCATTACTTGTTCCCTCTGTGTTATAAGGGAATTGTAAAGGATAAAAAGCAACATCTTCAAACAAGCTATTTAACATATCTACAATTTGAATCAATCTCAACTAATACTCACACCTCCCCTGCTAATCCCTTCCTTTTGCAAAATATTCAGCAACACTTTTCTTCATTTCTTTTTCAATATATTTACCGCCGTTTTGTTCAACACCATCTGTAGCATTATCCAAGTAATATCGGCCTACACGAAAAACCTTATTACTAAATTTACCTTTCTTATGGTACTGTTGCTGCTTCTGTTGTGATCCTAACCCTAAATTATATTTTTCCTCATGTGTCCACCAAGCATAATTAAAACCTTTATTAAAAGCTCTATAAGCTATCTCAAAACTAACTCTGTGTAAAGGTATTACAGTTTTTTTGACAATATGAGATTTTTCCAACTTACCTGTTTTATGTGGTGCTAGAGAAGAAGAAGTATCGACAATATCATCTTTTATATCGGTCATGGCCTTTTCTACAGCTTTGAACAACACTTCATCTGAATTTTTAAAAGTTCGGAAGTTTTCAAACTTTATATCAAAATGTATTGACATTATGATCTACTTCCATTTCCGATTACAGCACGTGTAGCGATTATTTTACCTGCATAGTCTCTAAAGAAAAATACATCTACAACCTGATATTTTTTGATTACTCCCAAAGCTGTTTCAAATCCAATCCAATCTCCATTCCGTACATCTACCAATCCATGAAATATTACAGTAGCAGACATTGTAGTCATTACACCATTAATTGCATATATTTGAGTTAAGTCAGTATTATAATTGATAAAACATTTTAAATTTGCATAGGTAGGAGTAGCAGATTGAGAAGGTTGTCCCCATGAATCCTTTGTCGAAGCTTGACTGTAAATAGAAGCTTTATCATACATTGGTATTATTCCCAACATTATAATTGCTCCCTTCTATACAAGCTTTCTGATGTACCAATATGTCTATGAGTATAATGAGCTACCTTTCTTTTAGGTAATCCACCAGTTGTAGAATCAGGAGAAATCCCCAAATAATCAAGTACATAAGGTGCTATACTTCTATCCTTGTCAGAAATATTTAACATTACACCTGCCATTTGTATATAAGTAACACCCATTTCAGCACGTAGGAAGGTATCATCAATTCGCATAAGCCAGATAGTCTGTTGTGATAGAACATTGATAGGAATGTCAGCTTCACTTGTGAAATATTTTGGAAGGTAAGCAAGTAGAGTTTCTATACTGTTGCTAACTGCTTTTTGCCTGTTAGTTTCATCTGCTTCATCCCAAACACTGGAATGATAGATATTCTCTGTAATATAGGAAGTAACATTATCAAAAGTCTGACTATCCACTCTTTCTCACACTCCTTGAACTAACATTAGCCTTTTTCTTGCTTGTCGAGGAGGTTTTTCTTTTAGGTTTTGATTCCGCTTCTTTAATAACCTCATATTTAAAGAAATATCTTTTTGCAAACTTTTTTCCTTCTTCTTCATTATCAAAGATAGCAACACCTTTATTAAATAATTTACCGCCTAGCCAAGCATTTATAGGTTGTCCGTATAGTACCTTTATTTTTGCCACTAGCTGTTTACCTCCTTTCCCCTTTTATTGCCGAAAAAAAAATAAGAGAGAAAGAGGAATTTAGCTCCTCATTCCTCTCAAATGATTAATTACGCTTTTATACCCTTGAGTCTTGCTACAGACTTAGGATTGAATACAGCAAGTCCACAGTACCATTCGATTCTAGTTCTGTATACTGGCTTAGTTTCAAGTTCGCCGATATCAGTTACTCGAACGCCACCATTCTGTATACCAGAAACATCACTCATAGCACCGAATTTTACAGCAAAGATATCATATCCGTCTGCTCCATCTATTCCCTGAGCTGGAAGTATATCATCTTCTACTACAAGCAAAGGAATTCCAGCATAAAGAGAAACAGGTTTACCAAATATATCCTGTCCAATTTCTAAATAATGCTGTGAAGCCTGTAACAGATTCAATATGATTCTTCTAGCACTTCTGGAAACAAATATAGCGTCTGCACCATAAGGAACAGCGTCAACTAATTTGTTCAAGTCAGCCAAAGTCAAAGCTCCACTAGTTGTATCAGCAACAGCAAAATCCTGTGTACCGGATACGAACTTAGCCAACCCATCAAAAGACTTAGAGTTACTAGCTTTGTCGCCATAGAAGAACGTAGAAGTAAATGTCTGTGCTACAGCCTTTGCTTTTAGCTCGGTCTGTATTGCCCTCTGATCGTTTATGTTACCTCTTGTTTCTACTATAAATTTATCTACGTCAACATCTCCACCAAGCATAACCAATGAAGCTGTTTGCTGTACGAATGAAGAAGCACTTTCGGTATATCCTTCATTTACATCTCTGAAAGCTACATCAGGCAAAGTGGTTACTTGATTGTAAGTATAAGCATTTCCAACTACTTCCATGAAAGGTAGTACCTGAAGAACTGCGGAACTTTCAACCATTGTCTCGATTACGCCTTTCTGTAACATATCCTGTGAAAGTTTTGCACTTTCAGCGAGTGTTACTGCCATTTAATTTCCTCCTTTATAATTTTTTACAATAAAAAAGACCTTATTTCAGGTCATTAAGTTATTATTTATTTTGATTTCTTTTTGGAACTTCCATAAGCCAGTGCCATCTTAGCACTTGCAGACAATTTAGAATCATCTACGTGTTGTTTAGTGTCCTTCGGATTAAGTGGTTTACCTATCTCGATAGAACCTTTAGAACCCTGTCCGAATATCCCTGCTTTCTCGGCCTTTATTATCCAGTCCAAGCGTTCCTTCACATTCAAACTTTCTGGAATTAAAGCCTTTAAATCGTCGGAAACACCATCCAATTTTGAATCTATCAACGTCTGAAGAACTCCCTCATAATCCGATACAACCTTATCCTTCTTTTTAATTTCATCTTTTATCAGTTTAAGTTCATCTTCAAATCCGTCTAAATTCTTATTATCTGCTTTTTCCTCTTTTTCAGGTGTTTTAGGTTTTTCCTCCTCTTTAGGTTTTTCAGGTGCTTTTAACTTTTCCTCTAAACTAGCTATCTTATCTACAAGACTTTTTAAAATGGAATCCTTATCCTCATGTTGTTCTGTTTGTTCAGATGTTTCCTTTTTTTCTTCTGTTTCCTGAACCGGATTTTCTTTTTGTTCCTGTTCTTGCTGTTTGTTTTCTTCTTCAACCGCCATTTATTTATCCTCTCCCTTTTGTATACATTTTTTACCTGCTCCCTTCGTTAAGAAAAGACAGGCGATTAAACCTGTCCATATACTTAGAAGGGAAAAGGGAAATAGTGCAAGCCAGCATTTTACACTATTTCATTATACTGGTTCTAGCTGTTTCCAAAATATATACCCATCTTTTTAATTTAAAGCCTTATTTACAGCTTTTTCTTGTTTTTTGTGCTTTTTTAATCGTTCTTCGGGTATATCATCTAAACTCCAATAAGGAATAGGTGTATGACGGCAATTAGGATGAAAGATATGTCCGGTAGCTCGCAAATCATCATAAGTTCTATATCCATGTGTAGCTCCTGTCATAGAAATGATTAAGCCTTGAAAAGGTAGGCAAGGATCATTTGTCAAAGGATTAAACGGGATTCGTGCTAAATCTCCATGTCCATCATGTTCCACTACATAATCCTTAATTCCGGAAACTACTACTTCCTGAGCTTTTGTTCTTGTCACCATTCTTACATAGTTATCCAGTTTCCACCTTCTGCCGGCCTTATCGACAATGGCAATCATCTCAGCTCTAATTCCTTTTTTAAGAGCCTGTCCCTGTAGTTCTTTTATTAACTGCTGTGCCAAATCTTCCCTTCCAGAATTTCTCATAGCCTTAACAGTTAGATGTTTTGACATGGTATCTCGGATAAGTCTTTTCAGAGCATACTCGGTGTTTCTTGTCACAGACAGCAAATCCTTCATAGTCACATTTCTCAACTTCAAGACACTATCTCGACTGACAGTTTCCGATACTTCTCTGAGGATTGAAGCTGTAGTATATTTCTTTCCAATAGAATCATAGAGAGCCATCAAACACAGTCCATAACCGATATAATATAAAGTCTCATTTTCCTCAGTTATAGTACCCTCAAGGTCTGTATCAAGTTCTTGTATTCTATCCTCAACAAATTTATTTACAAGATAGAGGGAGATAACAGTAAATTCAGGATTACTTTTATAACTTAAAGCATTGCTCAACTTTTTATACAAGTCATTGTAAGCATTTTGAAATACTCGTATTACTCGAGCATTGCTTCTGATTATTAAAGGTCTAGGATTTATACTCAAAAATTTTCCCTTCTTTCATTGACATTTGTAAAGATCCATGCTATGATTGTCCTTACAGTAAATTACTATTTTTAAGTGAGGTGAAGTATATATGACTAGAAAACTATCAGACGAAGATTGCTTAGAAATTTATAAAAGACTACAAAACGGAGAAACTGAAAAAGAATTAGCAAAAAAATATAATGTCGCACCGTCAACAATAAGCAATGCAAAACAGCGAGCACTATATCTTATGATCTGGCAACCATTAACAGTAGACGAAAATACAACTATCCCCATGTGCCTATTGAACCGAAAAAAGTTGAACCATCTGAAATGACACCACTATTTGTAAATATTAAAAAGACTTCACATGAAATGACTCCACTATTTGTGAAAGCTTAAATATAATAACGAAAGAACAGGAAAGCTGTCCAAGCCATCCTGTTTTTTTATTCCTCTTTTTTAGCTCCTGTTTTATCTAAATCTTTATCGGCTTCATCTGTTATTGGATTTCCTTCAGCGTTCTTTTCTGTGTCCTTACGGCGATAGTCCTCCAAATCCTCCTCATTAAAGATTGAACTATCAACAGTCATAGCTCTTTCCTTAGCCTGTTCAGCTTCGTCATTAATCCGTTGTATTTCAATCTCAGCTTGCTCCCCAGTCATATTCTCCATCCTCATAATAGCTGTCTTTTGACTTATTGTTTTTGCTCCACCGGTTCTAATATTCATTACAGTAGCTTCCTCTGAATCGTCCTTTGGAAGTCCATCATGGAATATTAATTGTGGTACTGTAAATTCATAATCCATCTTTCCTACAGCACCTTCTAACAATTGAGCAATAGTAAATATCTGTTTTAAACCTTTTGCATAATACTGTCTTTTTCTATTTATCTTTGCCAGCAGACTGTTCATTCTCCACTTTATAGCTAGGCCAGACGTTCCAGAAGTACCACTATCTCCTCGACCAACAGCTACAGCAGGAATCTCGGCGGTAGTCAACAGCAAGTCCACAAGTTTATCTAACTCCATAAAAGCGTGCTGAAGCTGTCCATTCCATGTGATGTACTGTGGAATAACATCATCCTTGCCCGTCACCTCAAATACCTTGTCTTGTGCCACCCTAAACTCTGGATTACCTTCTTCATCTTCTCCCAAAGTTCCTGACGGTACAGCCATAGCAGGATCAGCGTGTTTGTCTAGTATATCAGCAATCTGCGTCAACCTATTATTAATTTCATCTAACAAAGCTACGTGTTCTGAAATGTCGTCCAATCCTTCCCAAGTATCATCTGTACCAAAGTTAGGAATATGCACTACAAGAGGAATAGGTACTCCTGTATAGACAACTGATCTACCTTCTATAACTTCATCTAAAATCTTCCACTGAGATATTTCAGCATACCCCCCAAAGTACCTTTCTTCTGATACTTCCAAATTATAGACACGATATTCGATTCTACCTGCATAGTGAGATTCAATGAAAAGTTGCCAAGCTTCTTCACCATCAACATCAACCAATACAGGTACAGCTATGTGATAAGCTACAATCTGATTCTTGTTATAGACAGAAGCTTCAGGAAATACATGTTCCGGATTCACCGGTTCTATAATGACCTTCGCTGGATCTAACTGCTGTGACAATTCTCCGCCGTACTCCTGTCCATATCTTACTTTTACAAAACTATCACCTCTGTAAGCATTAGCTAAAGCGGATTCATATGTCAAAATGTTTAAATCATTATCCTTCACAAATCTGTCAAGAGCTTCCTGCTCCGGTGTACTGTCACCATTACCTGCCTTAACCTGCACTTCCTCGCCAAAAAGGAAGTCTGCGGATTTCTTACATATAATACCTGCAATATTTACAGATACATACAGGAGATCTCTTTGATATTTTGTTCCGTCAAAGTCTTTAAATACCTCAAAATTTTCACCTTTAAATAGCTTTTTATTTCTTTTATATCTGTCTATTCTTGCTCTATGTTCTGGAATCGGAAAAACTTTTCCTGTCCCAAAATATTTTATAGGAGTTAAGGATATCTCAATTTCATCACCGTTGCTATCTTCAAACTCCTTTTTATCCTGCCCAAAATTAAAAACAGGTACAGCCTTAGATAAATTGCCTAATACCTGCTTTGCATTTATTGCCAATTATATTCCTCCTCTCTTTTTATTTCATAAACATGACATTTTACCTCAAACAAAAAGAAGCCCTATTTATGAGCTTCTTTATATCTCCACCTATAGCTACCATGTGTTTTCCTTTTTCCGCTACAAACTTCACTAATATGATTACTTCTAAATTTACCAAACTTACAAGCTTCTTTTATGCTGGTGAACCAACTCTGTAATATCCTACTTTTGTCATTTCTAGAATTAATATTTTTTTACCTTTTCTTTTATGACTGAAAACAGTACCATCATTTGTTACAGAATACAATCCCTCATATCCTTTTATCCATTTTTCCATAAGAATCACCTCAAGAAATATGTTGATAAAAGGAATATAATGCGACTAAAATCCTTTAGGTTTTCGATAGTAAGTTTTCTTTCTTTGCTTACCTGCTATATCTACAGCACTTGCTAAAGCGTCAGGTAGATCATCATAATCCCCATTAGGAAACTGAGTTAGTTGTTCAATCAATAACCTTTGCTCCCTACGAAACCTTATAATACCTTGTTCTACTAAAGGTTCTAAAACCTCAATTCTATCTTCCTTTTTTGTGCGAGGATTTACTGGCAATATTCTAGTAGAATAAACTCCTTCTTTAGTTACTCGTTCTTGAAGCTGTCTATATATTTCATACTGCATTTGAATTGTTTCTACTCCAAATGTTTTAGGTCTAAATTCTTTAATTTTCATAAAGGCAACATCAACTGCTCTATGAATAGGTACTTTCATTGCCCAAGCGTCTAAAACATACAATATTCCTGTTTTTCTATCTCTGCCTAATATAATAACAGCATTATAATCAGAACTTTGGTTTTTACCTATAGCCATATCAAAAAAACCAAATACTTCTAAATTCATAGAACGGCCATCTGGATAAAATAAGTCTTTATCCTCAAAATAGGTAAACTGGGATGGCTTGAATATTGCTGTTTCATCATCTGTAGGACGATTCAAATACTCAGAACCGAAAGCCCTTGAGCCTATATTTATTTTAATTTTCATAAGTTCAAAGTAAGGAAACCTATCGTTCCATAATGTCTTAGCTCCCTTGTCCATTTCTTCCTTATGCTCGTAATAGAACTCCTCGGCCTTGTCCTCTCTGTCAGGATCTTCAACATTTCTCAATATCTTCTCAACTTTTTCCCAAAGTTCTTGATTCTCTGGTTCTGATACAATAGCCGAATATATTTTGGATTTGAAATCTGACCTATGAAGAATGTTAGGTAAAAGTCCTTGCCCATGTACTAGCGTTCCCATGTAGATGTAGGCTGTAGAAGTTATATCACCGATTGGCACGATAACAGAATTGAACCAGTGAAGGTTTTTCTCCCTCAATTCCTTTGTATTCGTGTTTTTAGCACTCTCTAAATCATCAAGTACCACTAAGTCCGGCCTGTAAGCTCCATGTCTAGCTCCCCTCAATTGTTTTCCGATAGAAGCTGACTGTACCCGAATATCTGTAATAGTGACAAATCCTTCCTCATTATCTACAGTATTTGCCAATTTATTTTCATGTAAAATAACTCCAAAATCTTTAATAAGCTTTTTGTTGAACTTGAGTTGTCCATTTACCCATTCCACAAACTTTTTAGAAGCACTTTCTGTTTCTGAAATGATTAAGATATAATGACGTTTTTCATAAACAATCTGGTGAATAGGAAATATGTTTGATAAGTAAGCTGACTTTGCATGGCCACGAGGTACAGACCAACATATCTTCTGTGCAGGATCTTCATTTAAGCTGTCAAGTATTCCACAAAGCTCTTTATGAAAGTCCGGAGCATTTTTCAATCTATAGTTATCTGGTATTAAGTTGTTATCATTATCTGGATTGTAGCTGTCAGAAAAATATTGATATGCAAAGTACAGCAAATCATACTCTCCCCGAAGTACCCTGTATTGCTGTTTTAAATCTTTAATAATGTCCAGAATATCATCAAGTTCTCCTTCATCATCTTTTGCCTGCTCTACAAGATCCTTAATTGCTCGCTTCAACTTGTAAAGCTGTATTTCTACTTCCTCTGGCACTGATACCTTCTCCTTTCCCTTTTAGACTAGAGAAATAGCCAAGCTAGGTAAAAAAGATATAGCCATGCTCTTTACAAATTACTGAAAATATGATAATATGTAATTACAGAATTACAAAAGTAAAGGAAGAAGGATGTAAATATGAAAGGAAGATGTGAACTAGCCAAACTGTCAGGAGAAAGTAACACATATAGAAATAGCATTTTGTTTATTAAGACACGTACAAGGAAACTGGGGAGACTTGTCAGAGGAGGATAAACAATGTAATGATTTAGCCCTACAAACAGGAGAAAGAATTATAAGCAGTTATAAAAGTTCTGAAGGTATAAAGTTTTGGATTATAACAGAAGCGGACAGAAGTTCTACAACAGTATTATTACCAGAAGAATATTAAGCTGTACCAATTTCAAATTGCAAGTTATAATAGTTTTATCTTGCAAAAAAACAAAAAAAGACAAGGAGAGTGACAAGCTCCCCTTATTTTTTATTTACATATGAAAATCCTAACATAGCAGAAACATAGATATATCAACAACATAGAAAGAGTATACTTTTGAAATCCAGCATGTATCTATATAATAGTATATAACAGTTATAACCTTTTATAACAGTATATAATAGTTATAACTGTTAGATCCGTAAAACTGTATTATCTATCTACTTCAAAAAACAATCCATGTATTCCAATCAAGTTTGAGGTACTATCACCTACATTTGTGAACTTTATTACATAGGTTGTGTCAGGATTTAATTGCCAGCCATTATCGTCATTATTAACATTGTGGAGAGGTGTAAAGCTTGAGCCTGAGCCATATAATAAAGTCCTAAGAAGTATTCCGCCAGTAATACCAGAAGGATTCGAGTAGATGGTGATATGTGAAGTGTCCGTTTTCCTTCTGTTCCTCTGAATCAAAGGTACTAGCGTAGTTCCTTCTGTGGCTATTGTAGGAGATTCATAAAAGTCTGTGCGGATAATTTTGTCGGCTGTAATGTCAATCATCTTCATAGCAATGTCATGAGCTACACTGGGTGTCTTGATTTCAATGTAGACACTTGTGGTAGTTGCTAAAGATGTAAATACCGTAGAGAAGCTGTAGGCCTGTCCTAGATGTCGGGAATGATGTTCAGGTGTCATAGCAATTAGAAACTGTGAAGGATCATCAATATAAGGTAAATGGGCAAGTTTTATCATATAATTTGTCGCTTCCTTTCTAATAAAATTTTAAATTCTTCCATATAACACCTTTAAGACACTTTTAGACATCAAGTAGACCAATCATACCAGAAACATATTAAAATTGCATATAACCCCCTTCTCGTTCGATTTAGAGGTATTGTAATGTTATAGGTTAAGGTGTATATTTAGAGATAGAGTAAAAAGTGTTATGTGAAGCTAACTTTACCTCGAAGTTAAAAATCGTTGTGCAATAGGTCAGAACGTCGGATGGGCGGTATTTTCCATGGGCTTCCACCGTTGGCAGGGTATACCAGTTTTAACATTGATTTATATTATTGGAATTTTTAGGAATTTTTTCTTAAATTTTGAAATTAAAAATAAAATAGAAATAATTATATAGTTTGGTAGATATTGATATACGATTATACATACTTAATATGCAAGTTGTTTATGATTGTCTTGCAATTGTGTAATGAATTCATAACATAATATAAAGCTGTACCAATATAGTGAGTAGTACAGATATAGTACAGTTCAGTTCATATCATAACATACAGCTATCACCGCCCTACCTCCTATTATTCGTATTAAGATTACTATATTTATTACCCTTATTTAATACTGTTCATATAGGCCATATATAGCAGGGTATGTGCTGGGTGATACTCAGTACCTTTTATAATATATAGGTGGTTTAAAAAGGCTGTACGGTGGATTCAGTAATATACCAGAGGATTAAAAAAGTATAGCCTTATTCCCCCAACTTCGCTAAACATAAATTTAGCGATCTTAATAAAAAGAAAAAGCTGTAGCCGCCTATTTACAACGGCTACAGCGTTTATTATTCGTCAAGGTCATCAAGTTCCTTCAGTACATCATCAACGTTGACTCTGGTTTCTTCAGTGTGTTTGACTTCCTGAATGTCTTTAAACATACCTTGATTCCTGTAGAATAACTCAATAGCTTTAAGTTTTGATCTATCAGTACCATTCTTCATGATGTCCCTTAATATTTTGTTTACGTCTGGTAAGTGTGATCTTTGGAACTCGTGAGCTATTTTATTCATATACTCATTAAAAGCTGGCAAGGCCTTCCAACGCCAGATTGTGGTTCTGTTGGTATTATATTCCTTGGCAATATCGTCCTCTTTTTTACCAGTTAATCCCTTGTAAACTATTTCCTCCGCAACCTTTTTCTGAGTTTCGGTCAGTTGTTGCTTCCTGTATTTAGTGGCTAGTTTTGCCAGTTTTCGATCTCGCTGTGGCTTCAGTTCTTCATACATAAAAATATACCCTCCTTTTAAATATTCCTTCAATGTAACATGAAGGTCATATTATTTACAAGCTGTACGGCGGTTATATAGCCTATTTAAGCACATAAAAAAAGAGCCTTTATATTGACTCTTTTAATAAATGTCTGTCGGTTTGTTCTGCTTGTGCCTGCTGTCCTTCTATCACTGTATTCATATTCTTTTTTAATTCTTCAAGAATTATTGAGTGTTTATCTAATTGGTCATTTATCGGCTGTAATAGCTCTTTTAAAAGTTCCACATCTTTATCAATCCACCCTTTCAATAATACATTTATCCTGTTTGTGACATATATATTTTTCACCTTTATACTGAATTAATATCATGTTTAACCGCTTGCATATTCCCCATATATAAAAGCGATAGCGGCCGTCCTCTGCATAATATTTTTGATATTCTTCTAGCTTTTTATGATTAATTTTACCGTTCCTAAAACTATACTTTAAGGCTGATATTACTTCACGTTCTGTAATCATTTTTTCAACTGTGGCTGATATCATATATACCTCCTTACATTATATCACATGTTTTAGACTAATAAAATTACTGTCTATATCTATTGTTTATATTCATTTAAATATTACCATCTGACTATCAAATTTCATAATTTCACCGTCAACAATCATCACAATATTATGTCGGTCATATTCAGATACAAATACACGATCTGGAAAATATTTTTCAAGTGATTCGCGTACATAATTTTTCATATCATCATTACATACGTAAAAAGCTAATTTCATTTCATCCACATAATTTAAACTGTAAATATCACCTTTGAACCGTTTAACATCTTGTACTATCATATGCACATATGCAGGAAGTAAAGCCCTTATATCGTCCCTCTGCAATTTTAACATTTATACAGCCCTCCTTATTCTCATAAATTCATTTAAATAGTACCTACTACCACCGTAGTTAAAATAAACGCCCTTTATAGTATTATATAGCTTGTATTTATGCGGTTTAAAATTGTTTATACCTGCAATTACATAATCGTCTATATCAAATTCAATCATGCCATAAATATTTAAACTAGCTGTATTACATATTCCACAGCTTGCAATTATGTGAATGTCTTGATAGTGCCGTGTAATATGCTTGTTAGTTCCTTCAAGTTCTCCGTCTTTTAAAGCCTGCTTCAATTCTTCCATAAATATTTTAAACCTTGCATAATATGACGGTATTATCTTTATATAATCGATCCTGACTTTAGATAACATGTAATACCACTGATAAGTCATGTCCACATCTTTTACACTGTTAAATATATCAAAGTTCTTTATCCTTATATTATTGAGATCGTCGGCGGTCTTAATACCGACGATCACCTTCTTTGTATTAGCCATTTTTTAAACCTCCTTTACTTTGAGAGGAAAAACAATTCCTACAAACATATCACCTTTAAACATGCCGATCGGCCCTAGTTCATCATCATGAAATCTGAACTCAATTCCTAACTTTTCCATAGTGTCACGTTGATAGAGAGTGTTTAAGTCTTTTACCCGTTTTATATAATTTATTGGAGCTATTTTTTCAGCTAATAAAAAGTAGTTTGTCCCTAAAAAGTCTATAAATTCAGAATTGTTGTCAATAATTATACCCACACTATTCTTTTTTATAATTTGATTTATTCTTATATTTTTTAACATTTTTACCGTTCCCCCTCTTTATTTATGCAGATTGTAACCAACCGTATGAAGTCATATATCCGTCCGATTCCATTGCAATATCACGCCCAAATTTTTCATAATCAATATAATATTTTAGGTTGTCTGGTACTTCATAACATCCACTTTCTTCAATCCAATATTTTCCAAGGTCATAATCGTCTTTTATATCATTCATTAAATAATAGTTGTCCACGTTGTCTAGTGCGTTACCTATATTAGATGACACACTTTCCATTAGAGCCTGAAAAATTTCAAGTTCTTCAGTGTCCAAGTTGTCGATCCGCTCTGCTAGTTCGTTCAGTTCCTCCAAATTCTCATATTCCCCCACGTCTAAACCGTCTATATCAGTTTCAAAATCTGATATAAAATATTCTTCATACCTTGATCCCTCTGCAACTCCAATTTTTTTAAAAGTTTCTTGTATTTCTTCATCACTTGCAGGAAGTTCCAGCCACTCAAATACCAATTCACCTTCATTGTATTTTCCTAAATTTGTTAATGCTATATTTAACATGTTTTTATTTCCTCCTTTTTTAATATCAAATTCCACTATTCCCCTATTTTCTATTTTTTAGTACCTCCTATATATTTAATGTTTGTACAGTTGTGGCCTGAATAGCCTGATTAACTGTTTACGTCATGTTTCCTATGCACTGTCATTTTAGATTTTGTTTGTCTCTCACTTGAGTACATTTACATATTAGCAGAATTCTGCTAATCGGTCAATACCTTTTTTCAAGTTTTTTTAAAATTTTTTCAGATATCTGCTAAAGTCAAGTCATATCAATGCTTAAAGGCTTTATGTTAATTATTTACATTTATTCCATATTCCTAAAATCGTTATTGATGTATATTGAAATAGCTTTTTTATGTGCTAGTATGAAGGTATCAGCAGGCCACGCCGCCCCACTCTTTTTAGCTTGTGCCAGATACCAGCAGGTCATTTATTTTTCCTATATAATGAAGAAACTCCGATTACCTCATTTTTCCAGATCAAACCGCTTGATCTGTTTCATATATAAAATTTTAAAAACTGTATTAATCATAAAAATGCAGTATTCAAATTCAAAAGCTGTCAAGTTCCAAAAAATTACTGTTAAAAATGTAATGTTAAATCCCTCCAATGTAAAAACCTGTTAATTCCAAAATATTCCATTCCCACTTATTCTCTGTAAAATCTTGGTAATTTCCAATTGGAATAAAATGCAAAATAGCTCCTTTTTGGAATAGAGATGTGAGAGGAGAAAAAATAGCAGGTTGCGGGCGAGCGTGTACCACATGACATACATTATATATCTGCATACATATACATACATTATATATCGCACATTAATTCATTAAGGAAAAAGAAGCTCCCACTATCAGCAATTCAAAGAGGTTTACGGATTTAAAATTGAACCTATTGTTTCAGAGTTAACGGATTTTAAATCCGAGCTTTCTGTCCTTAGTAAAGAGTCGATTTCAAATCAAACCTTTTTTTTCTTGTATTAATATCCTCGTTCTGTTAAAATATTTCGCTGTAGTTTTTCTTAAAACATCTAATTACCTTCTTATTTATTTTTTAAATTCATTTCATTTAATACAACTCGCTCTCCCTAGAACTTCTAACCTCTCCCAGTCAATTTCTCCTCCTACACCTATACAGACCTCTCCCACTTTTATACACCCCTCCCCGTCTTGAAAAAATGAACCCCCCGATTTAAAAACAAGTACCCCCTCCCATAAAAAAAAGAGGAAGGATTA